ACCACAGTTCAATTAAGCATTGCTGGTTACGGTGAAGTAATCGACTCTAGCGGTAACTGGGTTGGAGCTGGTGGTGGTACGACTGGAGCGCAAGGTGCTCAAGGTGCAACAGGTGCTCAAGGAGCCACTGGAGCTCAAGGAGCAAAAGGTGAAGTTGGTGCTCAAGGCGCTCAAGGTATTGCTGGAACAACTGGAGCTCAAGGAGCAACAGGTGCTCAAGGTACTGCAGGATCTCCTGGTCCTACTGGAGCTCAAGGAGCAAAAGGTGAAATTGGTGCAACTGGTGCTCAAGGTATCGCTGGTTCTCCTGGTCCTACTGGAGCACAAGGTGATGCTGGTTCTCCAGGATCTACAGGAGCTCAAGGTGCGCAAGGTGATCCCGCACCCGCAGGTTTAATTAATGGAGCTGCAACAAACTCATTGGTGAGCGCGCCAGGACTTACAACAAATCCAGCAACTGCTGCAACCGCAAGTGATGTTGCAATTGGAAATGGAGCTACAACATTAAGTAACGGTGATGGTGGTAAAGTAGCCATTGGAGAAGGAGCTATCTCAGAACATGCTTCTAGTGTGGCTATTGGAAAAAATGCTAAAGTTCACTACTTAGGTGTTGCAATCGGTGTAGATTCTAGTGCTGGTGCAAATTTTGACCAAGGTGGTAACGTAGCAATCGGAAGATTAGCTGTTGCTGATGTAAACAGTGCTAATATTGCAATTGGAAATTCTACAACATCAACTGGAGCTCTATCTTTAGCTATGTGTCAACTTGCTCAAGCTACTGGTGAAAATGCTATATCAATCGGACCTAGTACTAATGTACAACAATTTAATGGCATTGGAATAGGTGCTAATAATACTAACTATGCTCAAAAAGCTATCATCATCGGTTCTGGTAATGATAATGCCGATAATGCTAGAGTTAATGCTGTCTTAATTGGTAATAATATTAAAGCAGCTCAATATGCAATTGTAATTGGTAACGATTCATCTAATTACGCAGCAGCTGATTCAATTCAAATTGGTAATGGTGGTAACAATACATTGTCAAACTATGGTATCAATATAGGTTATAGCAATGATGTATTAGGTTATACAAATGAACAAATTGTAATTGGTGCAAATAACTCATCTAATTCTCAAAGAAACGTTATCATTGGATCTTTAAACACTGGTGGTGCTGATGGTACTATTATGATTGGTGAATCAAATACAACAAACGCAGGTGGTAGAAACCACGGTATTGGTTACCAAACTGATACTACTGGTGCTGGTGAAGATAAAATGGCTTATGGTACTTTAACTAAAGCAACAGCTGATAGATCTATTGCAATCGGTAGAGCAGCAGAAGCAACTCACACAAATGCAGTAGCAATTGGTACTAATGTCGTTTCTAAATCTGCTGATACAACACACGTTCAAAACTTAAACGTAAATACTGTAGGTGAATATGCAGATAACGCAGCAGCAGTTACAGCAGGTTTGCCAGTTGGTCAGATCTACAGAACTGGTGATCTACTTAAAATTGTACACGCTTAAAATTAAAATAAATAAAACACTATGGCATTATTAATCTCAGGTGAAAACATCACCTTAAACAACGGACTTACTGTTACTACAGCATACGCTAGAACTAACGCAGCTTTGTCAATCGATGGTTCACAATTAGTAGTTGGACCTGCATTTTGGGCTTCAGAAGAAGCTTACAATGCTAAGTCACAACCATTACAACCTACAAATATCAATGTACCTATGCAGGTTCCTTATGATAGAACAGTTATGGGAACTGATCTACTTTTTGCAGCTAACGAAGTTGTAAAGCAAATGTTAGAAGTAGAAGGTTTCACAGTTACGATCACAGAATTGTAATTGAAACATTAATTAGATTCATGGTATAACTATCATGAGATTTATTATTAACTTTAAAATGGCTGAAAAGGACAGTCGCGTGTTTCTTTATCGTTAGAAGTTCTTAATAAAAATCTAATTGGGTTTTTCATAATAAGTTAAAAAGCCAGGGCTCTCTACCCTGGCTTTTTTTATGCTCTAAAGTGTAAAGTGAAACTCTCGCAAAGTGTAAAGTGAAAATAATTGAAAATATTTTTATAAAAGTTGAAACAGAAACTTAGCACTAGCATATAAAGTAGGGTTTAACGTCCAAACAAGGTTTAAAGGGGAGACAAGGTCTCACAACAAGGGTTCAAACTCAAGATTAGCTCAGAACGAGGATCTAACTCAAGACTTGAAACAATAAGTATTTATATAGTATAAGATACATGGAACAAAGAAAACTAACCATGTATCAAGCTGAGAAGATTAGAGAGTACTCAGAAATGGGAGCTAGTTACAATCAATTAGCCCAAAGATTTGGTGTATCCAAACAAATAATCAAAGCCATAGTCAAGAAGAAGACATACACTGAAGACAAGGAGTATGGTAAGAGCCTATTTTAAAAATGTTCGTAACTATTTTCACTCAAGCATGTCCTATATCAAAAATTAGTTGTATATTTACTGTATAATTAAAAACCTAAAGACAAAATGAACAAGAACTCAATGCCCGTCCTTACCTTTAAACAGATGTTAGAGGTAAAAAACCAGATCCAACAAGAAGCTTGTATGGCTGTTATCAAAGAATGGAACCTTTGTAAGAAAGAAGGTCGTCCAATGAAAACTGTACTTAACTTGGCTACTGGTGTTGGTAAAACCCGTACTGCATGGAAATTAATCTTTACTTATGCTAATGGTATTTCTACTATTCTTTTTATGGTACCTAAGATTTCTTTGGTAGACCAAACTATTGCTGAGTGGAAAGCTTTAGGTATTGAGTTTGATTATGCTACTGCTTATTGTGAAGGTGACCTTAAGACTGCTGAAGACATTCAATATTTTATGAACAAACCTTCTGATGTTAAAAAGATTATTTTTGCTGTCTATAATACTGTAGGTATTACTAATGATATTACTTCTGAACTTACTAACTCTGGTGTTTCTTTTGACTTGGCTATTTATGACGAGTGTCACCGTACTTCTGGTAAAGAATTTGGTATGTTTACTTCTTGCGTTGATGACATGATTGTGCGCGCTAACCATAAATTGTTTATGACAGCTACCATCAAAGAATACGAAGATATTAAAGACGAAAATGAAGTTGTTATCGAGAACAATAACCTTTTCTCTATGGCTAACACTGACATCTATGGTCGTGTAGCTTATTCTTTGACCATTTTCGAAGCCATTCGTTTAGGTATCCTTTGTAACTTTCAAACTTATTTGTTAGAGGTTTCTGATGATAGTATCAAACGTATGTTGAACAAGGAAATGGAATTCTTAGGTGAAACTGTTAAAGGTCGTCATTTGGCTACAGCTTACTCAGTTATCAAAGCCTATAACATGGGTGCTCGTAAGATTGTAGTTATGTACCAACAACGTGCCGATGCTCATGACTTTAACAACCTTTTCCACTTTATGCAAAACCAATTAGGTGTATTGCAAGGCGCTACGATTGGTTGTGTGGCTAGTGATACTACTCCAACTCAACTTGGTGCACCCAGAAGTTACGTGGATGCAAACGGTGAGACTGTGGTTATTAAGACTAAAGACAATCGTAAAGCACAACAATGGTGGTTGAAGTATGGTCCTTTTTGTAGCTCAGAAACTGCTATTGCTACTAGTTCTCCTTGGTTAAAAGAAGGTGAAGATGTACCTTGCATCGATTGCATCGTATTTGGTGACCGTTTCCAATCAGGTATCGACATCATTCAGATCATTGGTCGTGCTCTTCGTTACACTGAGACTAAGCAAATTGCTCACATCATTCTTCCTATTATGGAAGGTGAAGCTAACGAAGCTGCACGTATGATTCGTTCTACAATTGGTAATATGCAAAGCGAAGTTAACGAGTTTCAAATTGTTCGTGCTACAGTTTCTAACCAAAATCAGAACGAGAACGAACAAGAACCTACTGAACCACAGGAACGAGAGACTGAAGAGCGTTCAGCTCGTTGGGTATTCGATAACGATACTACTAATGTTACTACTTTGGAGATTAACCAAGGTGAAATGACAGTAGATGTTATTCATGACGATACTTTTAGTGAAGCTTCTCGTGCACAACATGATCGTATGCTAGAAGTAATTGGTCTTCGTATGACTAATACTTACAAAAAATACTTGATTGATCAACGTGCAGAAAAATTTGTTAATCAAGTTATTGCAGAAGTAGAAGAATATAACGCTGGTATAGTTAGTTTAAAAACAGCTGTTCGTAGATACCAATCAGATGACTTTTATTTTGAAAGATACGCATCTTACTACAACTTGACAAAAGACGAAGCAGTTAGACAATTGGACTCTAGTCTTAACAAAGTTAGAGATATTAGAAAAAAAATGTTGTTAGGATTTTTTAATGTGAAATAATTTTAGTATATTAGCAGTATGAAAAATAAGATAAGCTTAACCTATACGCATTCTATAGAAGACAAGCGTAGATTTATGTACAATAGACGTCGTGATCTATTTAAAGATTTACAAGTAGATCATGAAGTTATTATCAATGATCCAGAGTATTCTAAGATGTTAGAACAAATGATTGATGATTGGAATATTAGTGTATCTAAAAGACAAATAGAAGCTAGTATTGTAGGCCATGAAAAAAAATTACAATCTGGATACTATCAGTCTGAAACCCATAAGTTAGCAGCTATAGCTGGTGGCAAATCTCATTTAGGCATAAAACTAGATGAAGAATATGTTAATGCTATGAGAGATCAATGGTCACGTAACTTTAATGATAAAGTAGTAACATGTGAAGTTTGTGGTATGTCAACCAACGCTGGTAATTATACTAAATGGCATGGTAAAAAGTGTAAGACTGTAATTATTAATCATATCCTTGATAATTTAAACGACACATTTACTCGTAAAGATGTTAGAGCTGTCATAAAAGAATTGGGTTACAAAGATTCTATTGTTAACCAAATTCTATATTACTCAGAATGCTGTATTAAAATCTACGAAGGAACTAATGGATCTATGAAAGATCTACCTATTTTCCAAAAGATAAAATAATTTCGCGCTTTCGGCGAGAATCAATAATTACTTAGATACATATTTATATAACTAAAAATAACTATGAAGATGACACAATTTACAGAAGAACAGATCCAAGATCTACCAAACGAGATATGGATCAAGTTTAAAACCACAGCACAAACTAAAAGGTTGAATAGATCAGTTCTTTCACCCTTATTAGTAGTCTCAGAAACCCATTGGTATATTTCAGACCATGGAAGAGTAAAGTTAGAAAAGTACAACTACACTAACGAAGAGACACATAATCGTTTTAAGAGACTCAAACATCCTGGCCAATGGCAATATAGGCTTATGCCTACTTATTACAAGGGTGGTCACGAGAAGAAGTACCAGTGCTTACCAACCCAAGAGTACATCCATAGACTAGTAGCAGAGAACTTTATTGCTAACCCAGAAATGAAGCGTACAGTTAATCACAAAGATGGCAACAAGGACAACAACCATATTTCCAACCTAGAGTGGGCCACTTACTCAGAGAATATCAAACATGCTTTCGCTAACTCACTTATGAAGCCAAATCCAAAGAAGTGGGGCCGTCCAAAGAAACAAAGTGGAGAATGAATATATAAAGAGTATACTTTATTGTAGGTGTTTGCGCATTTATAGTTTAGTTTTATTTTTGTTTTTTGTATATCAGAAGAGGCCTACAGTAATGTGGGCCTTTTTTGTCTCTATACAATTTGTTAACAACAAAGCTCTACAATTTCTCGCGTACCAAAAATTGAATACATAACCTAAATAAACATAGACATGATCATCAGATTACCAGAAATATTCCTAGACAAAGGACTAACAGAAAGAGAAATAGTATTCGCAGCTTTCATGTACAGAATTCGTAAGGCCCATCCAACAGCTAAGATGTACCGCATGTATGCAATAGACATCAGAACCATCTTAGGTTGTCATGGTAAAGCTACACCAGAAACGGCATTCGAAAACCTAACAGAGTTCTTTGATGTAGATGATGTGAACGCAGACATCTGGTATGTTAAACCTTTATGGAAAAAACAAGGCGCAACTGATTTCCCAATCGAGGATGAATCAGCCATCAAAATTTGGTGTTACTTGTTGGGTCGCACCGCCGGGGAAAGGTACTTAGATGAGAACCCAAAGACTATGCAACAGTTCACAGTAGAACGTAAAAAAGTATTCGGCTCTTATGGTCACTTATTGGACTTTCCAGAGCTGAGCCAATTCTGAATGCAATTTGAGGACTACATAGGAAAGGTGGTATGTAAGTACTTCGAGATGGATAATGTCGCGAAAGAAAACCTACAAGACCACATGGCCAAAAACTTTGTCAGATGGTACGATGAGTTTATGGAAGACTTTCCTAGTGCAGATGTCACCTTTGAAGAAGCAATGCAGATGTTGGTCGATCGATATGTAGAACTAGAAGAGTACGAATTAGCACAAGTAACTATAGATTTGGCGAAGAGACATGGCATCCACTTAGATTGAATGTCAAAAACGCAAACTAATATATTTAAGAAAAAGAAACATCGACTAAATTATGTCAGATAAGAAATCACAAGATAAAAACTTCTTCTCGTTCAACGTAGACAGGATCGAAGTAAACTTGCCTACCTTTGTAGAATTGGTCGGTAAAAAGTGGATCATGTACGGAGAAGATAACCTATATCCTCAGTTTATCGCAGGCCTATTTAACAAGAGTGCAATGAACCGCACGGCGATCCAATCAAAATTAGACGGAGTTATTGGTCAAGGTTTGCGCACAGTTAACCCAGAACACGAGTACTTACTTAAGAGAATCAATAAGTACGAATCATGGAATGACGTGTTTGAGAAAGTGGCCTTAGACTACATCACATTTGGTGGTTTATCAATGAACCCTATTTGGTCTAACGATGGCGAAACTATTGCAGAAGCATACCACATGGACTTCACCAAAGTTCGTTCAGGCATTTGGGTTGCAGACTTAGACAAACCAGAGTATTACTACTACTCATCAGATTGGGGTCAATACAGAAAGTTTAGACCAATTGAGTATTGTGCGTACGATCCAGCGAGAAGCTTAGATCACCCATCACAAGTCATGTACTTCTTTGACTACGAACCAGGTAATTTGTTCTATCCACTACCTTCTTATGCAGGTGGTCTTAACGATATCCAAATTGACGTGGAAGTCAGTAAGTTACACTTATCTACGCTCGCCAATGGAATGTTTCCTGGACTATTCATCTCTTTGAACAATGGTATCCCTGATCCTGAAGCAAGAGAGGAAATCTATGATGAGCTTACCATGGCTTTTAGAGGATCTGAGAATAGTGGAAAGGCGTTTATTGCATTTAGTGATGACAAAGAGCACGCGCCAGAAATTACTCCAATTCAAGCAGCTAATGACACAATATACGTAACTATTGAGGAAAGAATCACATCAAGAATCTTATCAGCTCACAGAATTACTTCACCTCTTTTGTTAGGTTTGTACCACCAAGGAGGCACAGGTTTAGGTAGTAACAAAGACGAGATAGAGACTGCTTATGCACACTTTACCGCAACAGTGATCAAACCAATTCAAAAACAATTGCTGAAGATCTTTAACAACTTAATGTACGATATGGGCCACAAAGACGTGGAACTTTACATTGAGCCTAACAAGATTATCGAAGCACTAGAAAATACAACCGCCGTAGAATAATGCCAGCTTACAACGTCCTCTTTATTTCTGAAGAAAAGCTTAAGAGCTATACTTCAATCCATGAGTCAGTGTCTCCAGAAGATTTGACTCCTTATGTGTTGCAAGCGCAAGACATTTACTTAATGAACTATTTAGGTATGACATTCTACAAGCAACTTAAGGATCAGATCTTAGCAGGAGCCATTTCGATTCCTAATAAGACTCTATTGGACAACTTTATTGGTCCAATCCTAGTTAACTATGCAATGTACCACGCATTACCATTTTTGAAGTACAAGATCTTCAACAAATCAGTGCTCTCGCCTAACCAAGAGAACGCCAGCTCAATTGAATTAAACGAGCTTAAGTTCTTACAAGCACAAGTAAGAGAAGTCGCTGAGTCTTACGTGGATCAAATGCAAGTTTACTTAGTTAACAACTTATCACAATATCCAGCGTACGCGAGCTACAGTACACAAGATGGTCAAGCTCCTGATAGAAAGACACCTTACTTCAGTGGCCTACAAACCAACTCAAAATACTTTAACTACAGAAAATACAAGAACTATCCTTACGGTAACGGAACGAGACCTAATTGGGCAGGTAGCAACAATAATGGTATCGATGATACTTGTTATGGCTGTGGCGACTGGAGCACCAATTAATTCTGGCACACTTTTACACTATGAGCGATAAATCTATAAATAAAACTGTAAAGCTGTCAAGGGAGTATCCCAAAACAGCAGAGAATGCAAAACTTTTGCAACAGTACTTAATTAAACTGAAAAAAGATGGCAGGAAATCCTAATTGGGGCAATGGTGTAAGCGGTAACCCTAACGGGCGTAAGTCTGGATCCACCAATAAGTCCACAGAACAAATTAAAAGAGCCTACACTAATCTAGTGGAAGGCAACTTGGAGAATATCCAAGGTTGGTTAAATAGGGTTGCAGAAACGGATCCAAAAGGAGCACTTGATTTTCTCATTAAACTAAGTCCGTTTGTTATTCCAAAGAAGACTGAGACAGATGTCACGATAGACAACCCGCTAAAGATCGTCTTACCTCCAAAGGAAGATTGATCCAAGTGCTTCCAAGAAAAGGCGATACATAGAGTGTCGCCTTTTTCATTTAAAAACACTACGGCCAATTTTGACATTCGATCAGTACTTAAAAGAAGATTATAAAGCCCTTATGGACGCAGCAAATAAAATCACAGGTCATAACGAGTTGGCTGTAGATTTGTTGCACTATGCCATCGAGCAAATGAGCCATAAAGAAAACTTGCAGGCTATTTTGGCCTCCGGCGGGGCAAGGTTCTATTGTGTCTGTATTATGAGTACTCAATGGCGCTCACAGACAGGTCCATTCTATAAACAGTTTGTGCGCCAACACGAGGACGTAGATACTTACGACAAACCAATTGAAACAGAAGAAGCTTTTGACTTTAAAAAGGTAAATGGCTTACTAGACCAACTAAACTGGTACGACAGAGAGTTATTTAAACTATTCGCCGACGGGCAACATACATATTCAAGCTTATCAAGAGAGACTGGGATCCCGCGAACATCTATCTCCTTGACAATTAACCGAGTTCGCAAATTCTTAAAAAAACATATATAAACCATGGCATTTAACATCATTAACAAAGCTGCTTCAAACAAAAAGGTAACCTGGAAGTTTGAAACACTAGACAGAGTCTTTACATCAGACTTAGAAAGATTCAAAAGAAACGTCTCTTACTGGAAAGAGAAACTACAAATTGGCGCTGATGTCCAAGTAGAACTACTAGAAGGTGGTCAATTCCTATACGATTTCTTACAAGAAGAAAAGAACATTGTAGACGTAGAGCACACAGACGTTACTGAAGAACCACAAATTGAATCAAGATTAGAAGAAAATGAACACACTATTGCTATTGAGCCTGCTATCGAGTCTCGCGTGGACGAGTCTGATGCACAACCAAGTGTATCTGAAGTTACTGAAAGTCCTATCGATACTGACAAACCTAAACGTAGAAAGAAAGCCGTTTAATTGTAGCTTTTGTGCAAGTCAATGGACCGTTTTATTGGTCGGCTTATATTTGGGGTATGGTTGGTTAGCTATACCCTTTATGTTTGCCTCAGGCGCTATTACACTAATTTTAGAAAAGATAATTAACTACTAATGACACAAGACGAAATCACTATCAGACTCATGCTATTAGAGCCAATTTTGGCTACACCTAAAGCTTATGCTCCCGCCGAGACTGCAGAAATGTACTCAGTTTACAACGCCATCACCAATGAGAACAGAAGACCTAATGGTTGTGGTGCTTGTTTAAATGCAGTAATCACAAGACTGAAAAAAGAAATCAGAAACATTAAGCGTGGATAAAGAGTTCAAGGTATTGCCAGCTTATGGTCCATTGTTCTACTCAGACAAGACTTATTACCTGATCTCCGGCGGGCGAGGTAGTGGTAAGTCAACTCAAGCAGCTGCATATTTCTTGATCAAACTAATGGGCGATGACTTCTTTCGAGGAGTCGTTGCTCGTTATACTCAAAAGTCAATCAAATCCTCAATCTATAGGGACATCTTGGATCTTGCTGAACAATGGAGCATCAAGAACTTCTTAAAGATCGATGGTGATGAGATCACTAACAAGTTGAATGGCAACATGATAATCACACACGCCATGAAGCTTGCCGACGGGACAATGCAAGCAAAAGGTAAAGGTCTTGCTAAAGTAACCCACTTATTGATTGACGAGGCCACAGAGTTACCATCAGAAGAAGAGTTTATCAAACTGAATGACTCGTTTCGTACCAAAGATGTAGAGCGTAAGATCTTTATCTTATTCAACCCTACGACTAAAAGACACTGGATCCACAAACGCTGGTACATCGATGGCCAACCAAACCCAAAATGGTTTATAGACCACGAGTTTATTCACACCACTTACCACATCAATGCTCATAACTTAGATGCTAAGAAAATCGCAGAATGGGAACGCATGAAAGACTTGGATCCTGAGTACTACGATCACCACATAATGGGCGCTTGGACCGAGGGTATTGTTGGTAAGATCTTCTCTGATTGGCAAAGTGGCATTGCCCCGCCGGGAGTGGACACTACTTATGGTCTTGACTTTGGTTTTGCATCAGATCCAGCAGCGTTAGTAAAAGTTTGCAAACACAATGGCAAAATGTGGGTTGAACAGATAATCTATGAGACAAACTTAACTAACGAGGACATACACCAACGAATGGTCAAATTAGGTGTACCCAAGAATGCACAGATCATCGCAGATTCAGCAGAACCTAAATCCATAGAAGAACTTAAGAGAAAGGGTTGGAAGATTGAACCCGCGTATAAAGGTCCTGACTCAATTAGAACTGGTATTGACAAGATCAAGCAATATGAGGTCTTTGTGCACCCTAATTCCAAAGACATTTTAGATGAGTACTCAGTCTACTGTTGGAAAGCTGACACAGACAAACCAATAGATGCAAATAACCACGCAATGGATGCAATCAGGTACGCTCTGTCACTAGATAAAGCTGCTAACTATGCTTTCTTTAGAAAGACCACTAAGTTCATGCCAGATTAAGTAGTTCAAAAACGTAAACCAAAATATTTAAAGAAAAAGACAAAGCAATGGCAATTATCGCACAAACATATTCGGATGTCATTAAGCAAATGAGAGATATTTGTTCTAATCATCCAGCGATTGAAACTTTTAGAGTAGGTCCTGCTAACATGATTGAGATTCCAACTAAGGAACAACCAGTATCTGCGAAGTACCCCTATGTCATGATGGTACCTCAACCAGCTACATTAGATGGTCGTTCAACTATGTTTGACTTCGACATCATCGTTATGGATTTGGCTAAAGATTCACTAGATCTAGAGGCTAAGGTACACAACTCAACCATGGAAATTTTAAGAGACATCTTAGCTGCTTACACTATGACTACATGGAAAGACGTCAACTATAACATGATTCTACCAGTTACTGCAACACCATTTGTAATGGGTTTCAATAACTCAGTTGCAGGTTGGACAGCACAAGTACAAATCGAGGCTAAATCACCATTTGATCAGTGTAATAACCCAATTCAATTCGGAGGTAACTAATGAGCACAGCGAGAGAACTAGATGTTGAGCTAAGAAAGATGATGCAAAAGGTAGCTCGTAAAATGAGTGCCGATTTGCGCAGACAAGTACCACAACGTGGTCAAAATCCTTATGCCACTGGAAATCTAAAGAGTAGATTAGCAGTTGAAGCACGTAAGGATGCTGATGGCAATTGGGCCATCTTCTTGACTTACCCGTTCTATGGTAACTACACAGCTTTTGGAACGAGACAATTCTCAAACTGGCGCGAGCAAAATGAATTGAATATATTTGACAGAGAACCATGGAGTGGTTACAGACAAGGACGCAGAGGTATTAGGCCACAAAATTGGCTTTCATTACGTACACAACAACAAGACTATGAGACCATGTTAGCTGATGAATTTGGCGAAAGCATGGAAGTCTTTATTGACAAATTAATTGAAATTGGAATTAGAAGAGCATGATAGAATTTAAACTAAAAGGTAATAAGTACACGATCGATCAGATTACGATCCAAAATTACTATGACATCCACACGCTGCTGGTCAGCACGAGTGCAACTAACAAACTGGAAATAGTGTCTAAGTTGAGTGGTTGTCCCACAGATCACTTAAAACAACTAGATAACGTAGAGTTTGCTGTCTTATGGTCTGAATTGGTGAATGGACCTTTGGATCTTAACGATACACTACCATTTCACAAATACTTTGGTCTAAAAGACAAAATGTATGGCTTTACAGACATTAAGAACATCACTATTGGCGAAATTGCTGATATGGATGTTTTGTCTAAGGATCCTCGTAAGGACCAAATGCTACACAAAATGATGGCTGTACTTTACAGACCTGCACTCGACATCACTGACAATTGGGTAATTGTTGAGCCTTATGATGCTAACACAGTAGAGGAAAGAGCCAAAGAATTCTTACAAATGCCTATTGCATACGTCTTTGGTGCACTTAATTTTTTTTTGCAAATCAAAAAGTTCTCTATCGAAGCTATGTTGGACTCTTTGACGACGACGGAGGAGATGACGAAGGAACAGGAAGAGCTAATAAGCCTGACGAAGCAGATCACATTAGAGCTGCTCGAGGGTGGTACAACACCTTCTGCTTCTTGGCAAATGACGACATTACAAAGCTTGACGAGATTACAAGAGTTAGCGCAGTCAATGCCTTCAACTTTCTCGCTCGATCCAAAGACAAAGCCCGCAAAGAGAAGTTGGAACACGATAAAATCATGGCTAAGTACCAAAAAAGATAAAAAACAACCAGTAAAATGATTACCTCAGTAACATACAAACCATCGTACCAAGCGGGCGCTTACAATCCCATCATTTGGACGTTTTACAGTAACCAAATCTTACAGACAGACTTCAAATATGTGATTGATCTGTACAAAGATGGTGTCTTTATTCTAAGATTTAAGCAGAGACCAAACCCAGCGGGCTATGGTATGTTTGATATTTCGACTGTGGCACAAGGTTACCTCATCGATACAAACCCAAATGGTCCTTTGACACAAGGTGAAACCACAATCAACTACACTTTAGGTAGATTGTTCCAAAGTAATGGCGATTTGAGTGCTAATTTTTACATCAGAGTAGGTGAAGAGTATACTACTGGTGGTGTTAGTCAAATCTACAATGGTGTAACACAAGCTGTTGGAGCTCCACAATATGCAATTTATTCTGGTGTTACAGCTTTGGCTAACGTACCAGTGCATGTTTGGCCTTCAACAGTAGATTATAGAAGACAACAATATGCAATGAGTAACTATTACATGTTGTCTGGAGCTTATGGCGTAGATCCTATCACTAATAGAGTCTATGATCATGGTTTGGCAACGACTCTTACTCGTTTGGCTTATCCATTGATGTGGAATGAGCTCGAGCAAGATCTCTATGCATTTGACAAAATGGTTCTTAGCTTTATCAACTGGTCACCTTATAACAACGATGCTAACAAGCGTACTATCTATGGTTTTAGATACACATTTAAAAACTCTGCTGGCGCAACAGTTTATACGAGTGATGTTGTAGTTACTTCAGTCACTGGATCTGGTCCAAGACTAAACTGTGGTGATGCTGTAGCTGCACAAATTGATTCACAGTATGGATTGCTACATGTTTTAGCTTCGCCTAACGATGTTGCGCAAGCCCTAGCAACTACTGCACCAGTTGGTGGTGTACTAGAAATTCAAGGCTTCACCAAAGGCACAGGTTGTACGTTCGGTGCAGCTATTACTGAAAAAGTAGTAATCAATATACAAGAATATTGCGATACGACCCTGTATCCTCGAGTGCGTTTATCATGGTTGAATACCTTAGGTGGTAGAGACTACATGAACTTTACAATGTTGACTGAGAAAAGTGTATCAGCAACTGCAGAGAAGTACACACAAGAAGAGATGAATTGGTCAGGTTCTTCGCCAGTTCAAACTTTGCAAGCAGAACCAGTAGCCAACTTAGCAACTTTAGGTGGTGACAAACTCTACAACAAAGAAGTAACTACTAGTTACAAGATCTCAACTGATTGGTTGAGTCAAGAACAAGTAGACTTACTCGAAGGTTTGTTAAAGTCACCCCAAGTTCTAGCATACATACATACAGGTGCAGCGTTTGATGATGACTTCCCTTACCAAGTGAATGTGAAGCAAGCTTCTTACACTTCTAAGAATGTAAGACAAAACAAAGTGACTCAAGCTACATTTGACGTAGACGTAACCTTAACAGAGAAAATACAAAATACCTAATGAGCGTACAATTATTTGTAAAAGCACCAGGAGATCTAACCTACAGAAGGTTAGATCTTTTTCCTACAGAGCCAATCAAATTGACTTTGTCAGTAGCCAACATTGAAGACCCGCTTGCAGCCAATTCAGTGTTCTCTCGTACCTTTAAAGTACCACACACTGGTCAAAACGGACCATTCTTTAAAGCTGCATTCAACGTAAACTCTACTGACTTTGATGCCAGTAAAAAAGCAGATGCCTATATTAATGATAATGGTATCTTCTTTGCTCTTGGTAACATTAGACTCTTATCAATCTATGTTAACGAAAAGCAAGATGATGTCCAATACGAGATCAATTTCTATGGCGAAACATCTGACTTTGGTTCTAAAATTGGTGGTGGCTTCTTAAGTGAGGTTAACCTTTCAGCTTATAACCACTCGTTAACTTACAATAACGTGGTTAATAGTTGGTCTGGTGGTCTTTTAGGTGGTAACGTAGTTTATCCATTAATTGAATGGGGTTATTTGTATACTTCAGCTGGAGTACCACAACCCAGAAACAATACAATGTCAATTGGTGGCGTAGCTAGTTTTACTACAGCGAGTGAGGCTATTAACTTTCCACAACTTAAACCAACTCTTAAAGCTAAAGCATTATGGGATGCAATCTTTAATGAAACAGGTTATACTTATGAGTCTACATTCCTTGAATCAGATCCATTATTTACTGGTTTGTTTGTCGTTGCTGAAAACGAGGCAAGAGCTCTAATTAGTGCAGATATTAGTTTTAATGCAGATGATTTTGGTGCTACTAATGATGTAGGTACTGGTATTGGTTCTGGTATACCATATATTGTCGATATGCAATTCCCAAATGAGATCATTGATCCTGCGAATGCATACAATCCTACAACTAGTCACTACACAGCAGAGACACCTGGTACTTTTACATTTGAAGTTAGTGGTTATGTAGAAGGAGTATGGTCAAATCCAGCAGCAAACACAGCAGTCCTATTTAAGATTGTTGATGTTAATACAGGTACAGTTTTATCTACAACATCGCCACAAGCAGTATTACAAGGACCACAATCATTTACAAAATCTTTATCAGCAGTTTTAACTTTAGGACAAGTAGTTAAATTACAAGTTGAAGGTATCGGTCCTGTTGCTCCTGTTAACACTTCTTACATTACATTCTTTAGTTGTAATTGGTATACAACATCAGTACCTTCTACAGTTGCGATGAGCTCATTTATGCCTACGAACATTCGTAAGATAGACTTTATGCGTTCAATCATTAATAGATTCCGTTTAGTATTCGTACCTTCAAAGGACAATGAGAAACACTTTGAGATTACACCTTGGAAAGATTGGATACTACAAGGAACTCAAAAAGATTGGACTACCATGTTAGATGGCTCAAAGGATATGAAGATTAAGCCTCTATTCTATGGTCAAGAGAGACTACAAGTCTATAAGGACCAAGAAGATGCAGACTTTGTTAACTATGGTTATCAACTAGACTATAAGCAGACTTATGGTCAATTAAACTTAGATTCTAATAATGAATTAATTAAAGGTACCAAAGTTATACAAGATCAATTTGCTCCAACTCCTCTGTATCCAATTGGTGGTACAGATCCAAGTGATGCAGCTTATGCATTCTTAATTCCACACTTAGCAAAAGACACTGATACTGAACGTCAACCAATTCAACCTAAATTAAGACTACTTTATTACAATGGTCTACAACCTTCTCCAATAACATGGTACATTAATAGTAACTGGAACCCAGTATCACAAACGGGTTCAGTACCCGTATCGAAGAATTCTTATCCTTTGATGAGTCAGTTTTCTACATGGCCTGTAAGTGTATCTACATTTGATCTAAATTGGGAGAATGAATTGCCTCTTTATGATACTGAAACTTCAGGTTTATCTAAAAACATAAGTAATTATAGTTGTTTTAACGTATTCTGGAAGACTTGGTATGACACAATGTTCGATCCATTCTCTAGAATTGTTGAAGCCAACTTTATATTGAGCTACCAAGACATTTTAGAACTTAAATTTAATGACTACATTTTCGTTAAAGATGCGTGGTACTTAGTAAACAAAGTAACTGATTACGTTATTGGCTCAGAGACAAACTGTAGAGTCGAACTAGTCAAAGTTGGTGGTAACATTGGTTTGGTTATTCCACCAAACACCACTGTTTATAAGCAAAAAGAACTTTGTTTTGGAAATACAGCATGCGAAGCTTATTGTTGTACTTTCCAAGTTGGTCAATACTTCACTAACGATATTTTATTTGCAAATTCAACAGTAATTTATAACGATGCATTAGGAAGTATACCTGCACCAGATGGCTATTATTCTGATGGTACTACAACTGTACAAACCGTCAATGGTGTTATTATACAATATTTAAACCCTATTTGTAACTGTAACCCACCAGATTTGTATCCTTATACTGTTTGTGTTGGTACTACTTCATGCGAAGCTTACTGTTGCGAAGGTGCAAGCATTACTGTTTGGGGTACAAGTTCTACAGATTTGGCTTCAAGTGCCAATGTATATTTAGATTCTGCTGGTACAATTCCAGCTAATGGTTGGTATGCACAAACTGGATCTCCTTACAGTGTAAACGTAATCAATGGTGTTACATGGGCAATTGGTGTAGGATCTTTTTGTAACTGTAACCCAATTATCGTATATCCACACCAAGTTGTATTCAAATCTACTGAGTTTGCTCTTTGTGACGTATGTTGTGAGACATTAGAACAAACTGTGTACTCAGATACAGTAGCATTTGGTGATTCAACTGTAATCTATATTGACAACGTACCTTTGACTAGAGGTGGCGCAGCATATTGGAAACAAATTGGATCAAATGATGTTTTAATCACAGACGCAGATGGTGATGTAATATCAACTGCTACATGTACTGGATGTTCTTGTGATTACCACTATGTTGGTGAAAACTGTGAAGAACCTACTCTTTTGGCTAGATTTACTTCGCCTACACCACTTAACATTGGAGATGTTGTTGACTCTTTATCTTATAGTAATCAGTGTTGGGTAATTATCGAAGAAGGGACAACACCTGGTGAGCCAGTAGATAACGTATACGAAACATGTGAAGAGTGCGCTGGACCTCCAGTTCCTTGTGAGTGTTATGATTACGAAATCTCTTCACTTACAGGTGGTGCTATTAGTTATATTGATTGTGACACTGAAGAAGTAATGTACATGGATATTGCACCATCAACTAGTTATTTAGTATGTGCTTGTCAGTATTCAGTTATTCCTATCTTTGGTAAAATTACCATTGTTGAAAGAGGTGAGTGCGGTGCAGACATTTACTACCCATTAGATGCTGAATATTTTGGCAATGAAGCTTCTGGTTGTACAGTTTGTTGCGATACTGATGGTACACCAATCACAATTTACGGCAATACCGAAACTATGGCTACCTCAACTGTAGTTTTTGGAGATGCAGAAGGTACTACAATGGTTTTACCAGGTTATTATAAAGACAGATCTGGAAACACATACTACGTAGACACTTTAGGTAACTTAAGTTTCTTTAACTGTGGTGTTTGTCCTCCATGTGGCGAAGTAGTCTATGTAAACGGTAACTTTGCATCTTATGATGGTATTAGTTCTAATGGTATCATAGCTATTAATGGTGATACTGGTGAAAAATTAAGTGCCTTTGATGTTGGAATTGGTTTTAGCAGAACTGGATCTACTCAAAATATTAGTAGCAAAACTCTTATTCATGATAATGGCCTTTATGTAGTTGGTAACTTTACTCACTATAAAGGTGTACCTGTAAATGGTATTGTTAAATTAGATTTTTATGGTAACATTGATCCAACATTTAATGCTGGTACTGGATTTACAAGTGGAACAACTAATCAACCTTTAGTAAGTGGTATCGCTGCTTTAGACGATAATAGAATCATAGTTACTGGATCATTTAGAACTTATAATAGTACTGATGCATGGGGTGTAATTTGCCTATTTAATGATGGTACTAGAGATAATAGCTTTGTAGTTGGTACAGGAACACAATCAAATACTGCTGCACCTATAATTATTGCAATAAGAGATGGAAAAATCTACTTAAACAATTTACAAAGATGGAAAGGTGTTAACTATACAGTTCCCGTTGTTGTAATGAATGCAAGTGGTACTGTAGAATTAAGTTATCAAAGTTTTGATAAGAGATCTAATTTAGTAATGGATTCTCAAAACAGAATCTACTCATTAACATTAGAATCAGGTAATTACAGAATCAGAAGATTCTTAGAAACTGGTTTAATGGATGGAACTTATATTAGATCATTTGTTTTTGTAGATCCACCTACTATAACTAATGTAACTTTAGCAGTAGATGCATTTGATAATTTATATGTACAAACATTTAATACAGCATCTATTAATGGTGTACAATATAGAGGTATTGCAAAATTGGATCCTAATGGTGATAGAATTATAGAGTTCGATGAAGCTAGATTTAATCCAAATGCTTCTTATAGTGCTGCAGGTTCAATGGTTATAAAAGGTGATGTACTGTATTACTACGGATTTTATCAACCAAATGCTTTCTATGGTTTCCCCGCATATGCAATTGGTGCTATAGTTAAAATGTCAGCAATTAATGGTGATGGAGATACTAATTTTACAAAAAGAATCCTATTGACATCAAGTAATACTAATGGAAGTGTAGTTAACATAACAACAAACTAGTTCAATAGTCACTTTAGAAATATTTAAGAATAGAAAAACACAACGAGACCGTGGCAAATAAAGAAATAGCATTTTCACTAAAAGTTGATGGAGTTGATAAAACAATCAGCTCCATCAATGACTTAGATGCATCGATTCAGAGTTTAGAAGAGTCGTTAAAGTCGGCGCAGTTTGGTACTCAAGAATTCAAACAACTTCAAGATCAATTAGTTAAGGCTAGATCAGCTAAAGAAGACTTAGACAAAGCTTTCGAAGGTAAAGGTGCTGAAAAGCAACTACAAACCATCGCTGGTGCTGCTGACTTGGTTAGTGGATCCTTTGCATTGGCTTCACAAGCTACTACGTTGTTTGGTAAAGAGTCAGAAAACTTAGCCAAGATAGAAGCAAAGGCACAACAAGCAATTGCTGTCGTGATGTCTGTGCGCGCAATCAAAGATGGATTGATCAATACTCAGTTAGAGAGAAGAATCATCTTAGAGAAAGCCGCAGCAGCTGGTACCGCAATCCTAAATGGTATCAACAAAGCATTAAACATCACACTTACTGCCAACCCGATTGGTCTAATTGTTACTGCTTTAGGTTTATTGGTAGTTGGTATTGCCATGGCAATCAACCCAATCAAGAAATTTATTGCTCAATTTGATTTCTTAAATGACGCCATTAACACTGTACTAGATACAATGCGTAATGTGGCTTCGTTCTTGACTGGTGGTTTGATCGATGATGCAAGTACTGCTAAGACCAGAGACAATGCAGATAAAACTATCGAATCATTAGACGATGTAGGTTCTGCTGCTAACAAACAAATAGCTGAATCTAAACGTAGATTAGCCTTAATGCAAGCACAAGGTGCTACAGAAGAGCAATTACTAGAACAAAAGAAAAAGATCAATAAAGAAGAGGTAGCATCTAAACAAGAAGCCATCAATGCTTTATTGAAACTACAAAAGATCGATGGTGAACTAAGTGACGAGCAAAAGAAGAAACTCGTAGAATTACAAGAAGCTGTTAAAGATCTTAATAACGATGCTAGAGTTGCACAAGCTGAATTCGAAAAGAAAAAAGCTGATGATGCTAAAAAGGCACAAGAAGATGCTGCTTCAAAAGCTAAAGACGCTGCAAAAGCTGCTGCTGATAAAGCAAAAGAGAGAAGAGAGAAAGCATTAGAAGCCCAAAAAGATGCACTTCAGAAGATCAAGGACTTAGAAAACTCTTTTTATCTTGATAGTATTAAGGACCAAGAAAAGAGAGCGCAGGAAGAGCTCAGAATTCAACAAGAAACTGCTGATAAATCTATTCAAGTACAAATTGATGCTCTTGACAAGAAAAAGAACTTAACTAAAGAGGAAAAAGCACTTAGAGAAACTCTTGTCGCTCAACAAAAAGCTCTTGACGAGAAGCAAGCACAAGATACTCAGAAACTTTTAGACGAACAAGCTAAGGCGAGAGCTGAAAAAGAGAAGGAGTATCAAGCAAATCTATTAGCATTAAAAGACGAGTACACTCTCGCTTCGATCGAGAACGAGATTGATCGAGGAAAGAAGGAACTAGAGATCCAACTGGCTAACCAAATTGCTGAGATCAACCAAAGACAGTTGACCGAGGAGCAAAAAGCCAAGTTAATTGAAGCAGTTACTAAGATTAACAACGAAAAGGTAGCAGCCATTGAGAAAGAAAATGCTCAAGGTATTGCTGATTTTAAGTTCTCATTAGTTGAAGAAGGTTTCCAAAAGCAGTTAATGACTGTAGAATTGGAAAAAGAGGCTAAGTTAAAGCAGATCGAAGACCTTAAATTGTCAGAAGAAGATGCTGCCGCAGCAAGAGTTGAGATTGAAAGACAAGCTGCTGATTCCAAAAAAGCCATCAACGATGCAGTACTTAACGCACAGTTATCTGCAACAGCAGGTACATTAAGTGCAGCTGCTAGTTTATTTGGTGAAAACACTTTAGCGTATAAGGCATTAAAGATTGCTGAAACTAGTATTACCACATACCAATCAGCCACATCAGCTTATGCTTCTACAGTTGGTATTCCAGTTGTTGGTCCTGTTTTAGCACCAATCGCTGCGGGTGTAGCTGTGGCATCAGGTTTAGCTAGTATTGCTAAGATCGCTGGTGTACAAGTACCAAAACCAAATGCTGGTGGAGGTGGAGGCGGTGCAGCTGGTGGACCTAGCAAATTTGCAATGGGTGGTCTAGTTGTTGGACCTGGATCTGGTACTTCAGACTCAATTCCAGCGATGTTATCTGCTGGTGAATCAGTAATTAACGCAAGATCTACTGAAATGTTCGGTGGTATCATATCAACAATAAACCAAATGGGAGGTGGATCAGCTATACCTGGTACAGAAGGTCAAGCTCCTATCATAAAAACATACGTTGTTGCAAGTGAAATGACGAGTCAACAAGAAGCTGATAAGCGCATCAACGACATAGCACGTATCTAACATGAAAAAAGAACTAATGGAACAAGTTGCATGTTTGCAAGCTGCTCTACAAGAAAACTCTATGAAACTTATAGCCATTTTAAGCGCTCTATTTGCACCCATTCAAGGTATTATGTTTACCGTGGGCTTCTTAATTATTGCTGACACTATTGTTGGCGTATGGAAAGCTAAAAAATTAGGCGAAAAAATCACGTCAAGAGGTCTAAGTAAGATCATTTCTAAGATGTTCTTGTACGAAGGAACCATTATTATGTTCTTTTTAATTGACAAATTCATTCTTGGAGACATCTTATTTCGTTTCTTTAGCATCGAGTGGTTACTAACTAAAGTTGTAGCGCTCGTTCTAGCTTCGATCGAGGTCTTTTCTATCGATGAGAATTATAGAATGGTGAAAAAGTATGGACTCTGGCATGCATTCAAAAGACTAGTGGCTAGAGGCAAAGACATTAAAAGCGAATTGAAGGAGTTTAACTTAGATGACTTCAGCAATGGCGATATCAAATAAATAAGACAATGGAAAGAGATAAAAAAATCATTGACCTTGGCATCCTCTCAGAAGATGAAGCTACTGGTGTAAAGAAAGTATCCTTAGTAGAAGAGCCAGCAATTATGTTGGACTTTAGATACTTTGGTAAACAATATTCATTCGTAAAACCAAGTGCTGGCGAGTCACAGGACGAGTTTATTTCTCGTTGCATACCAGTATTAATTAACGAAGGTAAACCAGAAGATCAGGCAGCTGCAGTATGTTATTCTTATTGGGAAGAAAAGATGGAAATTGACACTGCAGGTTTGGCACCTTACGTAGATCCAGGAGATAAGAAGCAAAAGTTGGTTACTAAAGCCATTTTAGCTAGCTCAGAAGAGGTAATCGATTACTCATGGACTACAGATGCATACGTAGTTGATACAATTCTCGCATTAGCCAAAGAACTTGGTACAAAAGAAGAGGATTTAGCAGATCTATTTAGAAAAGAATGCTTCGCAAATGCATCACAAGGTGGATCTGGTACAAGTACATCAGAGGTTTTAAACCAAGGTGACAAAAAGCTCTACCTTTACAAGTATACTGGATCAATTGGTTCTAATTCTAGAGAATTCTGTGTACAAATGGTAGGTTTAGATAACTTCTACACTAAAGCACAAGTACAAGCGATGTCAGATATTGCTGTTAATAGTGGATTTGGTATCGATGGAGCATCAACCTACAGTATCTGGTCATTTAAAGGCGGTCCAAATTGTAAGCACAGATGGGTTCAATACTTAGTGACTATGCCTAATGGTCAAATCGAAATTGAAGTAGTTAAGGACGCAGCGGGAAGAGCTGGTGTTAGACCAATCGACATGCCTAAACAAGGTTACTACCACTCAATGTTTAAATTAGCAGAAGAGGATAAAATGATCTTAGTTGGTCCCGCGATGGTGCCGAATATCAGTATCCCAAGAATTGATGAAGATGGTGAAAAGTATTTCGTAAGATTCTCGCCTGAAACTATCAAAGAAATCTGCATGAAGTACTTTAAAGAGGCAAGAACTAATGACGTTAACACTGATCACGAAGAGAACGAAGCTGGAGCCTACATTTTTGAGTCATGGATTGTAGAAGATCCTGAAACTGACAAAGCCAACACTATTTATGGTTATGATTTACCAAAAGGAAGTTGGGTTGTAACTATGAAAGTTGACAATAAAGAGACTTGGGCTAGAATTAAAGCTGGAGAACTAAGAGGTTTTTCAATTGAAGGTATCTTAGCAGATATGGAAGAATTAGAGGCTAAGAAGAAATATGAAAAGATTAAAAGAATACTAGGATAAATATACTGTTCTCACCTTTACGGTGTTTCATTATAGTTTATTCTTTAGGTTATTGATTAAGGGGCTTTCTTAGCCCCTTTTTCTTGTTTCTAAGTAATCAATAAGGAATCCAACAGCTACTATAATATTCATTCCTAAGCTCATTAGGATCTCATATAAATCTTCATAAACATTTACTGATAGGTGAACATGTCCTACCATCCAAAATGGAATAGACAAGTTCTGACTAATCCAGACTAAAGTATATTTTAAGAAGTGTTTCATATCTTGAGTTGAGTCCTTGTCTCCCCTTTAAACCTTGTTTGGACGTTAAACCCTACTTTATATGCTAGTTGCTCATTTCTGTTTCAAAACTCACTAGTAGTATATTTAAGCGAGATGTGTCAGGGTGAAAAGTATAAATATTTACAATAAAGGGCGAAGCCCATGTTTTAAATAAAAATAATATGACTATGTACAAACTTAAGTTAAACCAAATCCGCGAGGTTCTTGGCATGGAAGTTAAGTTGGAAGTAGCGAAGTTGATCGACGGCGTAACAGTTGTTGAGTATGAAAGATTAGAGCCAGGTTTTCCTGTATTTATTGTTTCTGAAGACGGAACTACCAAGACTCCCGCTCCAGCAGGTGAACACAAACTAGAAGGCGGTATCGAAATCGAAGTCGATGAGACTGGTACAATTATGGAAGTATCTTCTGAAGGTGAAACACCTGAAGCTGAAGCTCCTGAAGTTGCAGAAGATGTTGTTGAAGTAGCTGGCGAAGAAGTCGTTACTGAAGACAAAGTTGACGTTGCAATGGAAGAAAAAGTAATGGAAGTAATCGAAGAAAAGATTGCTGAGAAGATGAAAATGATCTTCGAAGTAGTTGAAGAGGTTGCTAAAGAAGTAGGTGCCATTAAAGAAGAAATGGGTGCTATGAAAACTAAAATGGAAAAGTTCTCTAAAGCTCCTGCTGCTGGTGCTGCTCCTAAAGTAACTACTGCTACTCCAGAAAAATTCGATTCAATCGAAGCAAAATTAGAGTTCATTAAGAGCTTAAAAAAGTAAACTAAATCAATCAAAAATAAAAACAATTAATCATGAGTTTTAATTTATCTGGTTTGACTACATACGTCGACCAAACCTCACAAACTGATTTGATCACTAAGGCTCTTTTGAAGCCACAAACTGTGAACAATCTTACTGTTAAAGCAGGTTTAACTGCTGGAACTACCAATTTGAACATCCTTGACGCAAACGTTGACATCTTAGATGCAACTTGTGGATTCGGTTCTGGTCAAACTGGTACAAACTCAACTATCTTCACTCAATTGCCTATCGTAGTTGCTGCTAAGATGTTGAAAGAAACACTTTGCCCTGACTCACTTTACGACTACTGGTTGTCTAGCCAATTGTCTCCTTCTGCTTACCACGAGTCAGTTCCTTTCGAAGAAGCTATCGCTAACTTGAAAGTAAGAGAAATCAACAAATACGTTGAATCTACTCTATGGGCTGGTGACGGTGCAACTTTGGACGGTCTTTTGTTCCAAACTTCAGTTGCTGAAGGTGCTGTTGACGCTACTTCTGTTTCTGCTGCATGGGCGGCTAACACAGCTGTTGCAAATATGTGGACTATGATCGACTTGCTTCCAGTTGCATTGAAGCAAGAAGATGACTTAGTAGCTTACATGTCATACTCTACTTACTCTAAGTTGACTCAAGGTCTTATCGCAACTGGTAACTCTATCTTGTTGCAATACCCTAACATCAACAACGTAGCTGGTCAAGCTGAATCTTCTTTCATCTTCCCAGGTACTAACATCAAAGTTTTCGCTGCTCCTGGTATCGTTGATCCAGCTGGTGATTCTGCAGTTATCTTAGGTCCTAAGAAATACATGTACATGGGTACTGGTATCATCAACGACCAAGATGCATTCAGATTCTACTACGATCCTTCACAAGATCAGGTTAACTTCATGGCCAAGTTCAAGTTAGGAACTGCAGCTTACGCTTCTCAGTTCGTATCAACTGTAGCATAATAAACCTCCAAGAAAGAGGGGACTTCGGTCCCCTCTTATAAAAATTAAAAAAAAATAATTACAATATGGCTTGTTTAATTAATTCGGCTTTACCTTTGGATTGTATGAATTCCATCGGTGGTTTGAAGACAGCTTACTTCTTGGCAGGTGAAATTACTAGTACTGTAGCTGCTGGTGGTGAAATCACAGACATCAACGGTTCTGGTTCGTTCTACGAATTCCAACTTGCAAAGGATACAGCGTTCTTCAATGAAGCTATCAACGTTTCAAACGTAAATGGTACTGTTTTCTACGAAGGTGTTTTAACCATCGTTCTTCAGAAAATGGAAGCAGATAAGAGAAATTCTATCCTTCTTTTAGCTCAAAACAGAGACTTAAGAATTGCTTTCGTTGACAACAACGATATCACTTGGATCATGGGTCTTACTAGAGGTGCGGTTATGTCAGCATCTTCTGCTGCCTCTGGCACTTTAGTATCTGACTTAAATGGTTACACTTTATCATTCACAGCACAAGAACCTGCTGCTGCTCAACCTCTCGCTGCTGGCGATACTTTGGCTGACGTAGTAACTGGTATCACTGTAGTGAACGCATAATCAGATCTAATCTATCTTTAAATGAAGGGATGTCGAAAGGCATCCCTTTTTTGTTGTGTCAAATCTTGAGATAAGAATATTTAAAGAAAAAGACGAGCGTAAATGATCAATCTTCAGAATCTTACGGTAAACGACGATGTCATTGTGTACCTTAACACATTGAATCCTGATATTCCGTACGCGTCTAACTTATTCTTATTTGGTTTTAAGAACGGTTTTACAAATGTATGGACGTATGTAATACCTCAAATTGTCACCCAAAACACCAGATACACCAGGTTCAGCATTGAACTAGTCAAACAAGATTACTTAATAGATCCAGAAAACGGTGTGATCAGACTGTCCCCAAGTGGTAATTACGATTACAAACTTTGGGCTATTGACACAGTGACCTTGGATCCAGCTTATGGTTACCTATTAGACGAAGGACAAGCTTACCTAGAGAACACTGTACCTGAAAGCATCGATGTAGTCTACATTTCGGACAATGATCCAGAGAGAAACGTAGTTTACTTAACAAGAGATGATGCTGAATGTGCTACGTGGAATGTACCAGATATTTGGAAATACTCTACATTTACATGGAATTGTGGTATTCAACCTCCAACTTGTCCAATTTGGCCAATGACAGGTGAGTGGCAAAACCAGACATTTGTATGGGATCAATGTAATTAAAAATAAAAATATAAATAAAATATGTCAGGATTAAAAGGACAAACAGTCGCTACCACGTACGAAGGTCTGATCAAGACTAGTAATAGTGCGCCCATAGATACTACACCAGTTACTTTAAGTGATGGTGCTGGTAACTTATTGCCAATGGAAGTTGGTACACAAGGAATTAACTGGAGCGGTGATCAAGATTTTACTAACGCAACAGTTACAGGTTTAGTTGTACCTCCAGGACCAACTGGTGCACAAGGTGCACAAGGTGCTGAAGGTGCTCAAGGAGCAACTGGAGCTCAAGGAGATGCAGGTGCAAAAGGAGACAAAGGTGAAGTTGGTGCAACTGGTGCACAAGGCATTGCTGGACCACAAGGTGCGCAAGGTATTGCTGGTGCTACTGGAGCACAAGGCGTTGCTGGTGCTACTGGACCTCAAGGTGCTCAAGGAATTGAAGGAGCTCAAGGAGCTCAAGGAGATATTGGTGTACAAGGTGATAAAGGTGATGTTGGTGCAACTGGTGCACAAGGCGTTGCTGGAGCTCAAGGTATCGAAGGCGCGCAAGGTGCTACTGGTGCTAAAGGCGAAGTCGGTGCGACAGGAGCTCAAGGTGCTGCTGGAATTTCCGCAGGCGCAACATACTACTTCAATGAATCAGAAAGCTCAGAGATCACACCATACAAAGTAATTTCAACTATTCCAAGTGGTGCTCAACAGACAATATTAAAAACTTTAACTAGTAATCAAACTGGTCTTTTAGTACAAGAATTTATTACACCAGAACTTGGTTTTGCTGTAATTCCTGGTGGAACTCAAAGATTCCATTTTCACTTCTTAAAACCTGCATCAAACGATAATATTGAGACTTACGTAACACTTCAATTGACAGATTCTTTAGGAACTCCAGTTGGTCCAGTGATTACAAGTGGTAGTGCTCTTATTGGTTGGGTTGATGTTTCTACACCAGCTGAAGTTACTACAGATTTAACTTTGCCTACTACTATTGTTGATCCTACTTATAGAATGATTGTTAAAATCTACGTAAGTAACTTGGATTCAACTACACATAACATAACTTGGTACACTCAAGGTGTACAATACTATTCTTACGTATTAACTACAGTTGGTGTTGTTGGTAACAAAGGTGAAACTGGAGCACAAGGTGCGCAAGGCGATCCAGGTCCTACAGGTGCTCAAGGTGATACAGGTGCTCAAGGAGCAGTTGGACCTATTAGTTCTACTGGACCTAATACAATTAACTCAGTGTGGTCAGGTACTCAAGTACAATATGATGCTTTAGGTACCTATGACGCAGCAACAATATACTTTATTGACTAATGGCGATAAAAATAGGCAGCGATACACTCGTTATAGCATACAGAGGTACTGACCAATTAAGCAAGATCTATAGAGGATCTACTCAAATTTGGCCTACTACTAGCGTACAAACTACCTGGTTGACTAGTGGTTTAAATAACATTTTAAACGAATCAAGCGCTGGACAAAATGTTTACTCAACATCGGGACTAAATATAAAATTAAAATAAGACATGGCTACTTGGTATACAGATAATTTAACGGGTAACGATACTACTGGAGATGGTACTATTGCAAACCCATACAAATCAGTTTTAAAAGCAATGCAAGTTGGTACTGGCGGAGACACAGTTAATGTTGCTGGAGGATCTTGGGTAAACATTCCAGGAACTTTAACTTATGGTGGTAGCACTAATAGTATTGCTACATCTCAAGATTTAACTGGAATTGTGCCAGTAAATAGCGTTATTGCTATTAAAGATCCAGTTTTTGGTAATAGAAGCATCTTTTTAAGAGTAATTGCAGTTAGTAGTATAGCTCTAACAGTTAATTTAGGTTTATCTGGAAATGTAGTTTCTGGAGCACAAGCTGAAAGACTAGACACAAATCATTATGTAGCTACAGTTGCTAATACAGATCTAGAAAGTTTGTCTGCAATTACTACTAATAAGCAGAATTTTAACATTCAAGGAGGTTGGACAAATGGATTTACAGCACAAGATGGTGTCACCGTTTTTATTAATACTTCTGCAACAACACAATCTGGTACAGCATTTAGAACTGTTAATAATTTATGGTTAAATGGAATTACTTTTAATAATTTTGCTTTTGTTAACTTAGCAAGTTCAAATGCTGTTTTACCAAGCGCACCTATTGGACTACAAGTTAATATGGGTAATTTATGGTTTTCATTTAGTGGATTTTTTGTTGGTTCTTTAGATTATTACCACGCTTCTACTGGTTGTAATATCAGTTGGGCTACTCAAAGTAGTTCTATAACTTTAAATCAAGCATTCACATATCAAACTAAAACTTTAGTAATTAACAATTTATGGGATTGGCACGTACAAACTAGTGGTAATGTAATTAATAGTGCTGCTGGTGCTTTAGTTAAAATAAATAATTTTTGGTTTAAGCAAGTAAATGCTGCAAGAGGTTCTTCGCTTTTAGGTGTTGGTACTTATGATATTGATAATTTTAATATTGAATGGATACAACCAACCCCAGAATCTACTTTAGCCTATGTAATATTATTTGATTATCAAAGTCCTAATAGTATAGTTAGAAATATAGTAGAATATCCTACAATGTCATCTGCTTCTCAAAAATTTATTATATTTAGTAATTCATTAGATGCACAAATTATAGCACCATCTTCTAACGTAGATAACTGGCCTTTAAGTACAGCAGCATACAGTGCTACACTTACTAAAACGTCAAGTTTTGTTTATGATTCAGAAGGTGAAAAGATTTTATTTCAAAATGCTACTACTATTTTTGCAGATCCAACTGTATATGATACTGGTACAAATTCTTTAAGAATTCATAGAGCTTTCGCTAATGTAGGTAGTAGCGAATTCGTTCAAGTTCCTATTAAAAATGTTTATATTCCTAGTGGTTCTAATACACCAATGACTTTTACAATTAGAGCTCAATCTCCAGCTTCAGCTCCTACTATAACTGTAGGTATACAACCTATTAATATGGCTTTATCTAATGGTACAACTGAAGCAAAAGGAGATTTATTCTATACTGAAAATATTTCGTTGCAACCAACTTGGACAAATCATACATATACATTAACTGGTAGTGAAGTAGAAGCTTTATCAGGTGGTTACATAAAATTATGCGTTAATGTAATTAGTGGATGGTCTCAACCTTACATTTGGATCGATTCAGTAACAGTATCATAAAATTAAAAAGAAAATAATATAACACATGGCAGATTTAACTAACAAATACATCTACGAGACATATCCTTCTGTAGTTGGTATTGGTGATAAAGGTTCCGAAGGTTTAACTAATGCACTTAAGCCACTTACTGATGGTGTAGGTGATGAAATGCCTATCGAAGTTAGTAGAACCGAAGTAAACATAACAGCAGCAGAAACTACCACAGTTCAATTAAGCATTGCTGGTTACGGTGAAGTAATCGACTCTAGCGGTAACTGGGTTGGAGCTGGTGGTGGTACGACTGGAGCGCAAGGTGCTCAAGGTGCAACAGGTGCTCAA